TGTCTGAGGCCAAGATGCCCATGCGCGGCCAGCGCACAGCAAAGAACAAGGCGAAAAAATAATGGCCACCATGCAGCGCACCATGAGCCAGGTCATGGACAGGGAAGAGGGCGAGGGCATGGAAGAGGGCGAGAACTGCCCCATGCCCACGCAAGACATTACGCTAAACCTAAAGAATCGAGCCAAGGCAATTACCAGCGCAGCCTATGGCCCTGAGAATCCCAAGCTGCCAAACGAGGCTTTTTGGCGCAAGAAGGCCGACCAGTGGGATGTCTCTACCGAAGACGCCAAGCAAAGCCTGTGCGGTAACTGCGCGGCTTTCAATGTGTCTGACAAGATCAAAGGCTGCATTGCCCAAGGCATTGGCATGGAAGCTGACCCATGGGGCACGATCAAGCTGGCCGACCTTGGCTACTGTGAGATTTTTGACTTCAAGTGCGCGGCCTCAAGAACTTGCGATGCGTGGGTGGTGGGTGGACCCAACACCGGCGAGCAAGAGGGTGAGGACATGGAAGAGGGCGAAGACTACGAAGAGGGAGAAGAGAAATGAAAGCTGGACTCTACGCCAATATCGCAGCCAAGCGCGAGCGCATAGCCGCTGGCAGCAAAGAGAAGATGAGAAAGCCTGGTGCTAAAGGCGCGCCAACAGCTGCTGACTTCAAGGCTGCGGCCAAGACTGCAAAGAAGCCAAAGAAATGAAGACCCCAGCTTGGCAGCGCAAAGAGGGCAAAAGCCCATCAGGCGGCTTAAATGCCAAGGGCCGCGCCAGCGCAAAGGCCGAGGGCATGAACTTGAAGGCGCCGGTCAAGTCTGGCGATAATCCAAGGCGGGCCAGCTTCTTGGCGCGCATGGGCAACATGCCTGGTCCTGAGATGAAAAACGGCGAGCCGACACGGCTGCTGCTGTCATTGAAGGCATGGGGCGCAAGCTCTAAGGCTGACGCCAAGGCGAAGGCGGCCAACATTTCAGCCAGGAACAAAGCGAAAAAATGATCTGTCCAATTGTCATTGCCACTGTCAAGGGCCATGGTCTGGCAGTGCTGCTTGAATCAATCAAGCAATATGCGCCAGAGTGTCCGGTCTACTTGCGTGGGCCTGAGTCGGTGATTGAGCCATTCAATGCAGACCTAAAGATTTATGGCCAGCCAAGGAACTTTGGCGATGACTATAACGAGGTGATTGAGGCGGCGCTGAAGGACTGGTCATCATGCATTGTGGCCAATGACGATATTGTGCTGACACCAAGCAGTGTGAAGGTGCTGATTGAGGATGTGGCCATTGTCAAGAGCATGAACAGTGTGAAAGCTGGTTGGGTGGCATCAAGAACTGATGCGGCTCGGCCTTGCCAGAATGTGCGCATTACTGAGCGACCAGAGCGTTTGAACTTTTACAAATTCCCATCTGAGAATCACATCAAGATGGCCGAGGAAATCAGCCCGATCTTTGCATGGATATCAAGTGATGCATTTGGAGAGGCAAAATTTCCCCCTCTAAATTGGTATAGCGATGATGTGCATTGCAGGGACTTGATCGAAAAAGGTTACTCGCATTTTGTAAGCGCCAGCTATGTCCACCATATTGGCAGCAACACGATTGGCTTTGACGCCAATAAGCTGCATGAGGCTGCGCTGCCATGGCTCAGAGAGAATCGACCAACTTATGCGAGTGCCTGGTTTGATTCTTAATCTAGGCTCTGGTAAAGACTGGAATCCTGAGTATCTCAATGCAGATATTCAGTCCAGCAAGAATCCTGACTGGCTGGTGGATATCGGCAAAGTGAAGTGGGGCGACACGCTAGAGACGCGCTTTGGGCAGCTGGAAATTGTGCCAGGCATGTTTGAGACGATTTTGGCCAATGATGTGCTGGAACATATCCCCAATCTGGTGGATGCCATGACCAACTGCAAAGAGCTTTTGAAGGTGGGCGGCCAGATGCGCATTCATGTGCCTTATGACTTGAGTCTTGGCGCTTGGCAAGACCCGACCCATGTCCGAGCATTTAACGAGAATTCTTGGCGGTATTACACCGATTGGCACTGGTACTTGGGGTGGCCAGATCGGTTTGAATTGACAACACTGGAAATGCGTCTCTCAAAGGTGGGAGAAGCACTAGAATTGCCACAAGACGAAATCATCCGCACCCCAAGGGCTGTGGACTCCATGTATGTGGTTTTAACAAAGGTCAAGCCATGATTGAAAACATCACTGAAAACTTATCAACCGACATTGCAGCCACAGAGCCAATGGATGATGCAGAACTGCAATCCATCATCACGCAAGATTTGACCGATGCGGTGAGCTATGTGGACAGTGATCTATCCCCCACACGCGCCAAGGGGACTGAGTACTATCGCGGGGATTTATTCGGCAATGAGGTCGAAGGCAACAGCAAGGTGGTGGCCATGGAGGTGCGGGACACTGTCTCGGCCATGTTGCCAAGCCTGATGCGTGTGTTTTTTAATTCTGAGAATGTGGTTGAGTTTAGTCCCAGGGGACCTGAGGACATCAAGATGGCCCAACAGGCCACCGATTACGCTAATTACATTTTCCAAAACGACAATTCTGGATTTTTAACGACCTACGCAATCTTTAAAGATGCGCTGGTGCGCAAATGCGGCATTGCAAAATTCTGGTGGGAAGATGAGGAGAAGGTCCGGATTGAGGAGTACACCGGCCTTGATGAGCAGACGCTACAGATGCTGATGCAAGAGCCTGGTGGTGAGGTCAAGGTCATCACATCTTACCCAGACCCAGATGTCAATGAGGCGCAGCTCACAACAGTAGACCCCACAACTGGCGCGCCGATGGTTATGCCTGCACCAATGATCCATGATGTGCAAATCAAGCGTATCACAAAAGATGGCCGCATCAAGATCATGGCCGTGCCGCCAGAGGAGCTGCTGCTAGACAGACGCGCTAGATCGTTTGACGATTCGACCATCATTGCCCACCGGCAGATGGCCACCATGGCTGACTTGCTGGCCATGGGCTATGACCAAGATGAGATTGAAGAGAATCTGTCAACGACAGACCTAGATAGCAACGATGAGTATTTGGCCCGTCAGCCGCTGAGTACAACATTTGGCACAAATGACGCCGCCAATCCAATGATGCGCAGGGTCTTGTACATCGAGGCTTACTCGCGTGTTGACTATGATGGCGATGGCATTGCAGAGCTTAGAAAAGTCTGCTGCATGGGTGGCAGCTATAAGGTAGTGCGCAATCTGCCAGCGAGCTATATCCCATTTGCTGACTTCCCCTGCGACCCAGAGCCACACACAAGCCCACTTGAGGCGATGTCGATTTTTGACATTACCCGTGACTTGCAAGAGATTAAGTCTGAGATTCTCCGCAACACATTGGACAGCTTGGCCCAGAGCATTCACCCACGCACGGCGGTGGTCGAAGGCCAAGTCAACATCGATGATGTCTTGAACAATGAGACTGGCGCCATCATTCGGATGCGCGCGCCTGGCATGGTGCAGCCACTCACAACCCCGTTTGTTGGGCAGGCCGCATTCCCGATGATGGAATACATGGACCAGATCAAGGAAGACCGCACCGGCATGAGCAAGGCGGCCATGGGCCTGAATGCTGACGCATTGCAGTCAAGCACCAAGGCAGCTGTGGCAGCGACCATTTCAGCCAGCCAAGGCCGCATTGAGCTGACAGCGCGCATTTTGGCCGAGGGTATGAAAAAGCTATTCAAGGGCATTTTGTTCCTGGTCACAACGCACCAGGACAAAGCTCGCATGGTGCGTATGCGCAACGAGTGGGTGCAGATCGATCCACGATTCTGGGATGCTGGCATGGATGCCACGATCAACATTGCCCTTGGCAATGGCGACACCAACGAGAAGCTGCAAGCGCTGATGATGATCATGTCCAAGCAAGAACAAATCTTGCAGCAGCTTGGACCAACAAACCCATTGGTCACGCCCATGCAATTTAGCAACACTTTGCGAAAAGTGGTTGAGCTTTCTGGGTTCAAGGATTCAACGAGCTTTTTCCAAGACATCCCTGCCGACTATCAGCCACCAGAGCCACCAGCTCCAAAACCATCCCCAGAGGAGATTTTGGCCAAGGTGCAGGCAGAGTCTATTCAGGCAGATATCCAGAAAAAGGCAGCCGAGCTGGAGCTAAAGCGCCAGCAAATGCTTTTGGATGATGATTTGGCCCGTGACAAGATGGCTCAAGATTTGTATCTCAAAAAGTATGAAATTGAGTTAAAGTACAAATCACAGATCAGTACAGCGGAAATTGATGCCGCGCAAAATATTGATCGTGAAGCGATTCGTCAGCAGGCACTGCTGGCCCAGCAGCAAGCGGCGCAGCTTATGCAGCAGCCACAGCAGCAGCCACCAGCGCCTGAGATGATGCCCCCATCAACCTTTCAAGGAATGGCACAGTAAGTGACAAATGAAGACCAAGTAAATAAAGGCCGAAAGGCCAAGCAGCTGCTTGAGGATGAAACCCTCAATGCAGCGATTGCGAAATTAGAAGGTGACCAACTTTGGGTATTTCGTTCATCGAAACCCGAAGAGTCTGCGAGGCGCGAGACAGCATGGTGCATGTTGCAGGCCATTGACGGGCTGCGGCAAGAGTTGATCAAGATTATGGACAACGGGAAAATTGCACAGAATGCGATAAGCAAATCACAGAAAAACTAATTTAAGAAAATACTATGGCAGAAACACAAGCAATGAATATGGCCGATGCGGCCAGTGCTATCTCGGCAATGTTGGCCCCTGAAAAAGGACAAGCGCAAGTTGACGAGACGCAGCCAGTCGAGGAGTCCCAAGAGGACACCGAGACAGCGGCTTCTGAGGAGGATGAGTCTGGTGTGGAAGACGCGCCAGATGAAGAGTCCCCAGAGGAACAGTCCGAAGAACAGGAAGAGCAAGAGGAGCAAGAACAGCCACAGACTTTCACCGTCAAAGTAGACGGCAAGGAAGTTACTGTCACGCTAGACGAGCTTCAGAAGGGCTATTCCAGGACACAGGACTACACTCGGAAAACGCAGCAGATTGCCGAAGTGCGAAAGCAAGTCGAGCAAGAAACGCAGGCGGTCCGAGCCGAGCGTGAGCAGTACGCTCAATTGTTGGGAGCATTGCAAGCCCAACTTCAGTCTTCGGAGCCTCAAGTTGATTTGGAACGCCTCTATCACGAGGACCCAATTGAATGGGTAAGGCAAAAGGAAATCATGCGCGAGAGGCAAGAGAAGCTCGGTGCTATTCAGTCTGAACAGCAGCGGCTTTTTCAAGTGTCTCAGTATGAGCAGCAGCGCGCTATGGAGGCCCAACTTGCCAGCCAGCAAGAAGCCTTATTAGCCGCTTTGCCAGATTGGAAGGACCCCAAGAAGGCAAAGGCCGAAAAGGCACTGGTGATTGAGTCTGCAAAGGCAGCAGGCTTTACCGATGAAGATTTGAAGAATGTTTACGACCACCGGCTGGTCTTGTTGTTGCGTAAAGCAGCAATGTTTGACCAAATGGTAAGTAAGCGTCAAGGCATTAAGCCTGTGGTGAACAATGGCCCACGAACAGCCAAGCCTGGTGCAGCTGGTCGGGTTTCGACAACAACTGAAAGTACGCGAGCAAAGCAGCGTCTTGCAAAAACCGGTCGCATCGATGATGCGGCCTCTGCAATTGAACTTTTATTGAAATGAGGAAATTATGGCTATCGTTAGCAATACATTTTTGACATACTCTGCAAAGGGTATCCGCGAAGACTTGTCCAATGTGATCACAAACATTGCACCAGAAGAAACCCCTTACATGAGCAACATTGGCCGCGAGAATGTGTCCAACAGCTTGTATGAGTGGCAGACCGATACATTGGCCGCAGCTGCTGCCAATGCCCAGTTAGAGGGTGACGATGTCTCATCGTTTGACTCTGTGACTGCTACTGTGCGTTTGCAAAACTATGCACAGATTTCACGCAAGACAATCATCTTGTCAGCTACTGAAGAAGTGGTGAACAAGGCAGGACGTCGCAGTGAGCTGGCCTACCAAATCGCGAAGCGCGGCTCGGAAATTAAACGTGACCAAGAATTCTCCATGCTCAACGGCGCCATCGCTGCTGCTGGTGATTCGACAACTGCTCGCACCACTGCCTCTTTGGGCGCGTTTGTGAAAACAAACACCGACAAAGGCTCTAGCGGTGCTGACCCATCTTACACAACGCTGCCAAATAGCGCCCGTACAGATGGCACAGTGCGCACATTCACTGAAACCATTCTCAAGAATGTGATTCAGAAGGTGTGGACACAAGGTGGTACACCTAAGATTCTGATGTGCGGTCCTGTCAACAAGCAGCGCGTGTCTGGTTTCTCTGGTATTGCCTCCAGCCGTTTCAACATCGATGGTGGTGCAAAGCCTGCGACATTGGTCGGCGCCGTGGACATTTACGTTTCAGATTTCGGGAATGTCCAAGTTATTGCGAACAGGTTCCAACGCGAGCGCGATGCATGGGTGATCGATCCTGACTACGCAAAGATGACTGTGCTGCGCCCTTACCAGCAAGTTGAATTGGCGAAGACTGGTGACGCTGAGAAGCGCATGTTGATCGTTGAGTGGGGTCACAAAGTGTTGGCTGAAAACGCCCACGGCTTGGCCGCTGACTTGGTTACTTCTTAATAGTAAGCAAATGGAAAGGGCCAGGGAAACTTGGCCCTTTTTTTTAACATGATTCACAAAAGACTATTTAGCGAAAACAAAGAGCAAGGCATCAAGCGCTACTGGCATGAAAACCCAGAAACAGGCGATGTGACGATCCAGACAGAGCAAGATGTGACTGCTGTCATTGAGGCCAACAAGGCCATCTATAACGCCCAAGACGAAAAGGCCGCCTGGAAGGGTGAATGGCACTTGGTCGCATCCATCCCCGAATCCCTTTATTACAAGATGAAGGCCGAGGGCAAGATCGATGATCAGGAATACATGAAGCGCTGGCTAAACGACAGCGACAACCAATTTTTTAGAACTAGACCTGGAAAAATATGAGCAATTATGTTGCAGTCTGCACACCGGCCCGTGATCAAGTCCACACGAACTATTGCTATTGCATGGTCAACATGGTGGCGTATCACACACTCAACACCGAAGACGCGATTAGTCTGAAATTGATGCAAGGCACGATTATCCAAAACCAAAGGGCTGATCTTTGTTTGGATGCTATGGCCGAGGGCTGCACACACATTCTCTTCATTGACTCGGACATGACATTCCCCCAAGACATGGTGGGAAGGCTCTTGGCCCACGACAAAGACATTGTGGCGGCCAACTGCGCCAGGCGCAGAATGCCCACTGGCCCGACAGCTCAAGACTATGATGAGAACGACAAGCGCATTCCCGTCTACACCATGCCAGAATCAACTGGATTGCAAGAGGTGGGAAGCATTGGCACTGGCATAATGCTGATCAAGCGCAGGGTGTTTGAGGGCATGAGCGAGCCATGGTTTGATATGCCGTGGCAGACCACACGGGGCTATATGGGTGAGGATGTGTTCTTTTGTAGAAAAGCCAGAGAGCTTGGCTTTAAGGTCTACATCGACCATGATGTCTCGCACGAAATTGGTCACATTGGGACCTTTGAGTTTGGCCACCCTCACACTTGGATTGTGAAAGAAGAGATGGAAAAAGAGGCGAAAAATGGCACTTAGCACCTATGCAGAACTGAAGACATCCATTGGTGATTGGCTTAATCGGTCAGACCTGACAAATGCCATTCCTGACTTTATCTCTCTGGCCGAGGCGCAAGTTGAAAGAACGCTGCGCACCAGGCAGATGATTGTCAGGGCCAATGCGTCTTTTGACGCGCAGTATGGCGCTGTGCCTGCTGATTTTTTAGAAACAAAATCTCTGAAGCTGACAAGCACAAACCCACAGACCCCATTGGAATTTTTAAGCATTGATGCCTTGGACAATAAGGCATCTGAATACACTGGCAGCGGCAAGCCAAGATTCTTTGGTGTGGTCGGTGGCCAGTTTAGATTGGTCCCAGTGCCAGACGCCACATATACAACCGAGCTGACCTATTACGCGAAGTTGACAAAGTTATCAAACAGTGTGACCACCAACTGGCTTTTGACATCAAGCCCTGACATTTATCTGTATGGAGCGCTGCTGCAAGCTGCTCCATACTTGCAAGATGATGCGAGAATCCAAGTGTGGTCATCGCTATATGATCGTGCAATGAGTGAATTGCAAACTGCCGATGATCG